TTAGTACCGTCAGATTTAAAAAACAAAGCCTGTGGATCACCTTCTTGTGATGAAACACTAAACGCTTGTGAGTAAGACGCAGTACTAATATCCCAAGCAGAGCTTAAAACATATTTGTTTACACCCGCTGCCCCTACTACCACCATATTAAGGCCATCGGAAGAAAAGAACAAACCCGTTGGGCCTGTTTCCTGAGAGGCAAGACTAAAGCTCCTAGTATACGAGGCAGAGGACACAACCCACGCAGAACTCAGTGCATACTCATAAACATTGTCTCCTGTTGAACCTACAATAAACATTTTAGTTCCATCAGTCTTAAACGCAAGATCAGTTGGAACAGTGTCTTGGCTTCCTACGCTAAAACTTACAGAGCCGTAGCTTGCAGAGCTAATGTCCCAAGCGGAACTTAACGCATACTCATAAACAGTGTCCGTAGCGGTGCCAACTACAAACATTTTAGTTCCATCGGTTTTAAAGAATACGCCATTAGGAGCAGACTCTTGAGAAGCTACGCTAAAGTTTTGACTGTAAGAAGCTGAACTAACAGTCCAAGGTGTGCTAAGATTGTACTCGTTTATGTCGTTCCCTGCATCTCCCGCAACGTACATCTTTGCGCCATCTGAACGAAAGAAAAGACCGTATGGATCAGCGTCTTGTCCTGATACACTAAAACTAACACTATCATAGCTACCACCACTAAAGTAATAACCCTCAGCACCAGACACAACTGTACCCACAGCCTCGTGATAGACCGTGGGTTGAATACTGTTCTTTACTTTGAAGTCTTTATTGTTTGACATCTACTTCACCTTCCATAGTTGTCGTTATCATCAAGTCAATGGCTCAAATAAGTTCTCTTTAGTTGTAAACTCTGTGCTTGTGGCAGAAGCTGGAGTAGCCAGCAGACGAACATTAGAACCTGACACATCTACATCGTAAGTGGAGAGAACAGTAGCAGTGCTTACTTCACCATACTGTGTAGCAGAAGCTGTTGTACCATTGTGGACGACAAGTAACTTAGTGATAGTACGTTCACCTCCACTGTCAGCAACTACCGTGAGTTCCATAGCTGTATACTCAGCAGCGACATAAGTAGCAATGGCAGTCTCTGTAGTAGCTGTCGTAGTAGCTGTCTGTTCAGTAAGACCACCGCCACCACCACCACCTGTAGATACCCAGTTAGTTTCATCAAGAGAAGGATCAGTAGTACCTGATGTAGCTTGGATACAACGATAGTTGGTAAAGGTGATCGGAGAGTAAACAACGTAACCTACAGCGTAGGATGTACCTGAGACCCACAGAACGCCACCAGCAGAGGCGGCAGAGTTAGCAGCGGCTGTAGCTGAGTTAGCAGAGTTAGTTGCGCTTGTAGCAGCCCCTGTGGCGCTAGTGGCAGCAGCAGAAGCACTTGCAGCAGCGGCAGTAGCAGAAGCCTCAGCAGCAGCAGCAGTTGTATCTTCCATGTATGCTGCAAGAGCGTTAGTCTCAGTTTGGAATGTAGGCAAAGCCCCCAGAAAAGCATCAGCCTCATCAGCGAAGTTAGCGGGGTCTTGTCTACTGGGTGGTGATGGTAGTGCCGATATTGGTGGGTATGCCATATTAAGTTAATCCTTCTACTTCAATAGCGCCGAATGACAGAGATGGGCCTTCAAGTGTTAAATCAAATCTACGGTAGAACCCATAGATAGTAGTACCGTAGGAAGTATCTTCTGAACCTACATAAACGATTGGTGTTGCCCTAAAGTCAGCCAATGTTCTTTGTATCTTACGAGCGTTCTGTGTCTCAAACTGTACATCAAAGTCAGCTAACTGAGCAAAGTCCCTCTGAACAATGATAAAGTTACCAAAGGCATCTACTTCCTTGCGTGAGTAGTCTTCAATGCTAATGGCTGTACCGTAAGTTGTCAGACCGATACCACTCAGGAACCCTAACACAAGCTGTCCTAGTTCTGTAGTATCACCAGTTGCTGAGGTAACTGTAACCTCTATGTTAGAGCCAATGTAGGGCGGTAGGTCTAAGAACTGTGCTTGTTCTTTTTGTACCTGCTCCTCGAAGAAATATGTGTACCAATCAACAATGTTTCTGTTGTCTAGCAGAGACACAGTTTGATTGTAGACCTCACCATCTCCACCTACAGTAGTGTCAGTTACAGTCACGTTAGCTGAAATACCCTTAAGACCAAATAGGGCAACAGAGGTAACATTAGAGTTAGGGTCGTTGAGGGTGTATTCGATAAGGTTAAGGTTAGTTACAGGATCACTGATCTTCTGATCGAAAGCCTTCCAACGGTTAGTAGCACCAATGTCAAGCCATGTGGCAGGGTCGGTAGCTGTACCTGTGGGATCGACATTAGTGTTGTTGATTAGAGCTTCGTATATACGGTGGGTAACAGTGGAAATAGCCTTGTCACCAACGACATAAGCAGTCCCACTGTTCCACACAGCATAATCATCTTCGGTGATATTAGTAGCAGTTAGAATACTATCCGTAACTGTCACAGGTTTGATTAGCTGCATCTATTATGTCCTTGTAGCTGGTAGACCATCAACGTCCCACTTACGGTTAATATCGTAGTTACGCTTCACATACTTAGCATTACTTGCTTGCATCTGACGTTGCTCACTCCGTAGACCTGAGACCTCCCTACGAAGCTCATTGACAGCTTCCTTGAGGTCAGGGTCTTTGAACATACCAGAGGTTTGGTTATGTGAGAAGATACGAGATGGGCCAGTAGCTTCAAGCTCAGGGCCACGCTCACCAACCATACGGAGACCACCAGTGTGATAACCCCCCATAGCAAACTGTTTGCCCCTTGTAGCATTATCCATGTTAATAGCAAGGCCAGTAGCATTGGAAAGGGCTTGTTGGATTTGAGCGCCAGTTTGACCAGAGGTTTGAATATTGTTTTGTGCAGCAGCAGCCATCAGGTCAGCAGCACCTCTGATATTACCTAAATCGTAACCTTGGTATTTTTCACCAGTCAACTTTATTCCAGCACCTGTACCAACACCAGCAGCACCAGCAGTACCAACAGCAGCAGCAGCTTTAGCAGCAGCGGCAGCGGCGGCAGATTTAGCTTGAGCAGAAACAAGACCATCAATAGCACTCTTAAGCGTACCAATGGCCTCAGTGACACTCTTAACACTTGTATCAATACCAAGTAAGGCATTGTACTGGTCAACTTGCATTTGGTACTGTTTGTCAAGAGCCTCAAGCTGTGCATCAAGATCAACCTGAGCCTGAGCAATCTGTTCCTCTAAAAGGAGAACCGACTTCTCATCAGCAGTTAACTGTACTTGTGCTACCTTCTTAGCTTCCTCCAGAGTAATGCTAGTACGAGAGAAGTCTCTTGCGTAGTCCACGAAGGAACTAAACAAGTCCTCTGAGGGTTCAGCTACAACGTCAAGTGCTTCCTCTAGCTTTCTTTCGTCGGAGAAGTCACCCCCACGAATAAACCCAAGAGCACCTTCCCTACGAGAGAGTGATTGACTAATACCAGAAGCTATTGAACGACCAGATACTGCACTCTCAAGCATACTATAGATACTACTACTACGAGACATAGTTTCGTTAGCTACATCAAGACGTTCCTTGAGGCCATCTACGATAGATGTAAAGGCATCACGCAAGCGGTTCTTCTCAGCTTCTATGGAAGCACTTAGTCCCGCAAAGGCTTGTCCTACAGCTTGTTCAGCTTGCGCAAGTGCAAATTGAGCATCCTCAAGGTTGTATACCATCTGTGCTAGTGGTCGGTTCAACTCGTGCATAGCCGATAGTTCAGCTTCACGTTGTCTAGCCAAGATAGCTTGGTTGTTACCTAAGAGTTGATCCAGACGGTTCTGTAGTTGCATACGCTGGTTAGCAGCCTCAAGCAACTCGTTCATTGTCTCAAAGTGACCAGTCAGAGAGGCAAAGCTATCGCCCATCTTATTGATCTCTTCGTTGATCTTCTCTAGTTGTTGCTCTTCGGTTAGACCTTTTAGCGACAGTTTGAACTGGTAGCTAAAGTCATCAAAAGCACTTGCACCGATACCTAGAGTACCAGCAGCATCAACTATGCTTTGTTGCATGTTACCGATAGCTTCAATCAGTGGGTCAGCAACTTCTGCACTTGCAGCTTCGTAACCGAGTTTCTTGCTACCTTTCAGTAAGCCAAACAAACGACTACTCTGGGTCAGCTTGAATGTATCTATGGCTACGTCAAAGCCTTCGATGGTGGTTCTTAGGCCACTGTCGAGGAGCTTAACTTTCTTGGTAAATAGCCCAATTACAGCAATAGCAGCTAAGATGTAAGGGGCAGCAGCGCCAATAGTAGCCATCGTGCTACCAGCCGCTACACTACCAGCAGTACCTCCAGTAATTGTGTGCAGGGCAGCCGAACCAAAGTTTGAAGCACCAGTGGCTAGAGTTGCACCTATAGTTCCAGCTTGTGCGCCACCTGTAGCGTATTGGCCCATAGCATTAGCAGCAGTAGACATACCCATGCCAGCACCCATGCCTGTAGCGATGGGAATTAGTATCTTATTTTTAATTGCCATAGCAGCCATGTCGGACAATAACTTTTTGAACATGCTCTTGATCGTATCAGTAAAGCCTTTGAAGTCCTTTAAGCCACTGGCGACATAATCACCAAAAGCATCTGATAGCTCATCTGTAATATCTATGAGTTTTTCAAAGGCAGCATTAGCTTTCTTTTGTGCAGCAATCTCTTTAGCAATAGCTCTCAGTTTGTCTTTAGATGCCTTGATGTCAGCTTTGGCGTTCTCTTGCACAAGTTGGTAGAAGGTTTCCTCTTCCGTGCGTCTTTCACCAGTAAGACCAAGGAGCTTAGTCTCTTGATCCGTTTGTTCACGAAGGGCAGCTATGACATCGTTAATGTCCTTTAGCTCTGCTTTCCTACGAGCGTTTGCCTCAAAAGCGGCCTCGCCATCGAACTTGCTTGACCCACTGTACTTAAATGAACCAGCGCCACCGAAAGCATCAAGTCCAATCTCAGCCTCTTTCTTAGCTTGTCGTATTAAGTCTAAAGCTGCCGCAAATGGGATTGCCAGCCTTTCAGCCATCTCTTGAATTTTATCGTTTAACTCGTCTAACCTTTTTTGTCTTTCAGCATCAGACAGTCTCTCGTATTCGTCGTTAGCACGAGACAACTCAAGTTCACGATTAGCTTGATTCTCAATAATAGCCAGATCGCCAGCGGCATCAAGTTCTTTCTGGTTCTTTTCATATGCAGCATTTGCTTTAAACAATTCACGTTCAGCTTTAGCTAAGGTTTCTATGTTCGCTAGGCGGTCTTCTTCGGCCTCCGCTTTTGCCGCTGCCTTACGTTCCGCTTCCATTTGACCCATTATGACTCTGGTTCTAGCTAAGCGGTCTTGATATTCTTTTTCTGCGTCTGCCTCTTGCTCCTGTATTATAGCTCTTGCTTTAGCTAACTGGTTTATTACCGAAGCATTACGCTCCCTTTCCTTCTCTTGCCTGAGCAACTCTTTTGCAGCAGCGAGTTCTAACTGAGCATTAGTAACAGCTTGCCTTAGACCGGGAGCAGCATTTGCTCTGAGTACACTCGCCAGTGCCTCAAGCATCTCAGGTGTGAAGGCGCTATCATATGCCTCAGACTGTGCTTTTGCGGTTTTAAGACCTTCAGCAATGGCTTCATCTATTTTAGCCCTTGCAGCAGCTAGTTTCTTTTCAGCAGTCTCAACTTGATCGGCAAAAGTTTTGATAGTCTGGTTTTCATATCCGCTATTAAGAAGGTCAAGAGCCTCCTTCATGGATATAACTTCGTTTCTAGCTGACTTTAAGCGGTCTTCAAAATCTTTTACTTTATCAGCAGCCTCCTTAGAGGAGTCTCTCATCTCAAAGAACATTCTTGCTGCCGCTGAACCAATGGGGATAAGAATACCAAGCGCAGCGGATAAACCTACAGCAGCACCAACGGTTAATCCCAAGGGGCCAGCAACCATAGGTAGGATACCTACTAACTGAGAAGCCTGTTGGCTAAATGCGACAAATGCACTTGTTCCACCTTGAACCTGTACAGCAAAGTCACCGAACTGATAACCAAGCTGTTGAACAGCCATGTTTGAGCCGTTCATCTTATTCTTGGTTTGATGCAACGCAGCATTTTGCTTTTGTGCAGCAAGAGTAGCCCTCTCTTGCCTCGTAGCTAAGTAGTCTTGCACTTTAGCTAGTCTTTGAGAAGCTATAGCAGCTTTGTTTTGAGCTACAGTCTGATTAACCAAAGCGTTCTTATACTTTACTACAGCACCATAAGCCTGAGTGCCTGTCATACCAGTCAGTCTCTTTAGCTCTCTTCCGTAAGCTATGAGTGCCTTCCTCTGACGGTCTTGAGTCACGGTTCCAGAAACTATCTCTTTAGACAGTTTAGCTAGAGACTTCTCCATCCTCTCAACACCAGTGAGAGCCGTTTTAAGAGACTTACCCTTGTCAACGACTTCATATTGGATTTGAATAAGATCAGCCATTATCTTCCTCGCCAGTAGTTTTAATCCAGAGGTTATCCAGAGACTTTATAATGCTTACCTCCCAAGGCGAAAGGTCTACACTTGTAATATCACACCATGCTTTAATGATGTCATAAGATATTGGGTTAGGGCCACTCATACCGTAAGTTCTACCATCGTGTAGCTCTATGAAGGTTGCCCATAAGTGAGAGGCTGCATCAGGGAAGATTGCGTCAGCATTAGCTTGCTCAATCTCTGCTAGTTCTTTGCCTAGCTGTTTGGCGACTTGGGCTAGGTGGTCGGCCTCTGTAGCCTTACCTTTGCTACCAGAGACCTTCCTACCCATCCTAAAGGAATACTCAGCGTACTCCTCTAGTTCAGCCCTTACTTGTCCAAAAAAGCCTGTGCATCACCCAAGGCAGCATCAACCTGTTCACGAACCCAAGGGAGTGCTTCAAACACTTCTCGTACCTTAGCTTCTGTACAGTCTGGTTGTTCACCACTAAGGGTAATGTTCCATCCACTCACGCACTTTACCAGAAGGTCTAATGCGGATGCTTCAATTTCCTCAGCAGTGAGGTTGAGCTTACCACCAGTCCGTTGCGCTTTCATCAAGCGGCGGTTCTGTTGAGCGTGAGAGATAGTTTTGTATTTCTTCGAGTATGGCCCATGTACTGTAATGGTCATCTCTGAACGATCCTCATTAGTTAGGATTTCAGAGTTAACGGGATTGTACAGGGTTACATCTGTAGTTTCTTTAGTAGTACCAATGTTCATCAAGTCCATGTCGGGATTCCTTTTGATGTGTTGTCGAGGTTATGTCGGGTGATTTATAGTGGGGAGGCATCAGACCCGACACCAACGCCTCCCCGCCCTAGCTAGGGATTACGCTGTGCGTGTCATCTTCAAGTTTGTATTCTCAGTTGTGTCGTACAGAGCCACGAATGGCAGTGTAATCAAACGAGACTGAGGGTTTTGAAGTGGTACAGACGCACCATTATATTTTACACGAGGGAACTCAAATGTATATGCGTTGGAGCCTGTAGGATCGTCAACAGATACGGTGATTGAGCTTTCAGTTTCGTTCAGGAACTTGTTGATGAGTGTTTCATCTTCGTAGTAAACTGTCATTGTACCTTCAACAACAGCACTACCAAACTCAAGAGACTGTGCATTGTCAGCGCCAACTACGAAAGTAGGAGCCAAAGAGTTAGAGAGGCTAAAGTCAATCGAAGTCACGATGGAAATACCTGAGCCACCATCTGTGATAGTACCTGAGTAGCTATCGAAAGGTGAGTTAGTTGTCGAAGCTGTTGGTGTACCACCAGTGGAACCTGTTGTACCAGCCTGTGTCATACCTTTGCCAACCATGTCGAAAGTCGCTGTGACCATTTGGTTAGGGGCGATGGAAAAGCTGGCGGTAGAAACTGCCATACCTGTGAACAGACGGAACTGAGCAATGTCGTTAGCTGCATCTTCGATTGTAAAGAACTTAGGTGTAGTACCAACCTTCAAGACGTTTGTAGCATACGAGTTAAAGAAAGCTGATTCTAGCAGTTCGTCATAGTCACCTTTACGGAGATCAACTTCGATAGAGCCACCAGCTTGCTTGTTACCGTGACGGTCAACTCGTGTCATACGGTCAGCTTGGATTTCATTACCTTCAACACGATCTTTGGTCAAGTCCAAGGAGTGTGAGTTAATCGGAAGGTTAGCGAAAGTGGGTGTGGATGGCGTAGTGCCGAAAGATGTCTCTGCAATGTACGAGAGACTGGAACGGCTACCTTGTGCAAAAGCCATGTTTATTCTCCTTCAAGAATAGTGTTAGTATATGTTGGTTTCTTAGCTTTTGGCTTTTCCGTGCAGGAAGGATCAACAGCCGTAGCTACTTTAGCGGGAACCTCATCTCCGATGAGATATGTCTTGCCTGAGTAGACAAAATTCTTACTTGCTTTAGTCATAGTGGTTCTTTCTTTATGAGTAGATATACCAGCCGATATTAACTACCGTGTAATACCACGGGCTATCTACGAAGCCATTGTCTCTCTCAGCGTAGTCAATGGAGACTATGAATGTCTCAGCATCACCGTTAGTGAAAGAGATGTCAGTTGTAGCTTCAAAGGCTGTCATAACCTTGTTGGATATATCGTCAGCAGTAGACGGGCCATTACCTTCGGGTGTGTAACAGAATACACGGAAGACACCTTGATACCGTTGTTGCGGATTTAAGCCTCGTACAGCGGGTCTACGAGACGTTGGGACAAAGGATACCTTGAGGAAGCTAGTGCCTGTCTGAGGCTCAAATGAGACGTTCTCATAGGCTATTCCAGAGGGTAGTCCAGCGGTATTAGCTAAGTGGCTCTCAAGAGCGGCACGAATGTCATTGTAAATACTCATCCGAACTGGTTCCTAATCTTTGCGAAGACGTGGTAGCCTGAGCGTCTCCAGTTAGTACCATCCTCAACATCTCTAGCGTGAGGAGCACGATTCTTAAGTGTGAACCTTGCATCGCCAGACTCTAACATTGCCTTAAAGTCTATACGATCTATGTCACCGATAAGTTGAGAGTAGGCTTGGTCTTTCATGGCTTGTGGGTTCTGGTTCTTGGGCTTGTTGTCTGAGCTTCTACTCCTACCGCCACCAAAACCTGCTTTACCAATGGAAAATGAAGTTACATAAGCACCTGTGTCGATAGATTGGTCAGGGACAGCAACATAAACTGCGTAGGAAGCTATCTCATCAAACTTTTGTTCAACTTCATCAGCTACTCTGTTTTCTATCTTATCCTTAAAGGCGTTCATTGTTGCTTGAATACTCATCAGTCTCTAACCTCACACACATAGCAGATGGCAAGACCATCACTGTAGAAGGTTTGCACTGATACGATCTCGTATGTATTACCAAGGCCAATAACCTTGTCTTCATCATCAGGGACGACAGCAAGACCTAGTGCTGGAATGATACAGCGGCTAGACCCACGACGAACTTCGTCACCAATGGGAAGTCCCACAGAGAAATTAAAGAAGTAAGAACTTACAGTATAGTCTGTGGTGGCTGCACCATCTACTGTACCTGTAGCAGGGTTATAGGTTCCAGCCGTACTGGTCTTCCTAAGTGTTACATCTGAACCAAAGTCTCTCACGAGATTTAGTAGGTCAAAGGAGCGGAATGACATATCTTACTCCTTATTCGTATTCAGGTGTTTGGTAGCTTGGTGGGTTCTTGAAACGATCTCTACGGAAGGAGCCTTCGATACGGTTAGTGTTAGCTCGTACAGCCTCAACGGTACTCTTAGTGATACCACCAGCTAAGACCCCTACCGAAGCACCTGCGGTCTTACCTTGGTACTCTAGGTTATCTGCTAGAGCCATATACTGCTTGGCTAAGTCGGAATAGTCAGCACTCAAAGCACCACTTAATTGTGTCGTTACCTGTCGGGAGTATTTAGAGGCAATGACACGGGCAATCCAAGCTCCTGAGTAATACACGTTACTGCCGTTCTCAGAAAGGGCAAACGTAACCTCTTCGTTTTGAACCTGTTGGTCATCAGTGTTAGTATCGCCAACCAATAGGCGTACTGTATTGAGACGACCAGAGGCCGTGGTAGTGTCCAAGTCTGTAGGATCGTAAGACCATGCCATGTAAGTCGTCTCCGTTGTTATTAGTCAGCGAGAACCTTGTCTCGAATGTCGTAGAAGTCTTCCGTAATCCAGCGATTAACATTAAGGAAGCGCCTGATTAGGCCACGTTGCTTGTCGTCAATCTTAGACTTCTTACACTTCTTAGCTTCAAACTCTGTCTTACTGGAGGTACGTTTGTTTACCTCGACATTAAGTAGGTTAACTAAGGTCTCTAAGTCTTTACCAGCTAGTTCAGACAGTCGATCTCCAACCTTGTTCTGAACCTCAAGCTCTTTGTTGTGGTGAATGTAACCAGCGGCGTATAAGGTAGAAACCTTGTCTTGGTCTATCCCTCGCTCTGCCCAGTTAAAGTGATCTCCACGTTTCCAATTCGTATTATCCGCCAGTAAAGGCATCTTGATAAACACAGGCCAATCGACCTGCCAACCCAAGTATGTGGGGTGCATAGGGACTCTCC